GTTGTTTTTGCTCCTTACTTGCGTGGTATACGTGTCCTGGATAGTGAATCCTCTTTGTCCCTTATGAAAAAGAACTCCTCACCGTGTGGGTACTGGACCGCCCTTGGATTTCGATCTAAGTCTGAACTGTTGTGTGATGCCGCGTTTCATTCACATATTAATGATTTGATAGTTAAGGTTGAACGACATGAACGTGTTAGATTCCCTACTTCGTTGAATCGTAAGTATGAGATACGTAAACGCTTGTCGCAGGTTTTAGAAGAGAGTGGTTTGGAGAAGTCAGATGCTCCTTTGCAAGAGCTAAAAGACACCCGTACTTTTAAGGGTAATAGTATTGAGGTCGTGGCGTTAGAGACAATGTTTCTGTTTGATGCAGATAAGCGTGTTTCTTTGATCGCTAAATCTTACTATACTCGAGTGAAAGGATGGTTGGCTGGTTTCAATAAGTTCTATGGTCATTGGAACAACCTTGGTCGCTTGGTGTTTAGACACAAGTGGCAGGAAAGTTTCGATGTTCACAAAATGGATGCCAACGTGGTTGCAGAGTTGTTACAACTGGCTTTGCAATTTGTTCTTTATTTTCATAGGGAAACAATAGCTAAGGATTTGTTCTTGTTTTTGCTTGATAATGTTGTTCGCTATATCTCATTGATGGACAATGGATTAGTGCTGTTTATGAATGGTTCAAATGCTTCTGGGAGGCGTGGAACCACCTTCACTTCAACCTTTGTGGTCCTGTTGATTTTGGTTTGCTACCATTGGGTCTATACGGCTAATGTTTGTGGTAAACCCCAGTCTCTGTTCGAGGATGACATGATTTATGTGGGCGTGTCCGGCGATAACTTTATTGTGGCTCAAAGCTACGGTGAGTTTTATACCCATGGACTGCCCGTGTTTTTTACATCGTTCCATCTAGAGATTGAATCCAGGGGACAAGGGGAAAAGCTTGAGTTTAACTCGCTTTATTTTCGTGAACGGATAATTAACGGCAAGCGAGTGTTTGTCCCTGCTCCAGTGGATCCGGATAAACGCTTGGCTGTTCTGTTGACAACTGGTGAGAAAGAGATGTGTACTAATGCCCTCCTCTACTATCAGATGGCCTGTAACATTCGCCTAGATGGTTGGTGGTCGGAGAAAGTGCGCCTCGCTTGCGATTTGTTATGCAAGAGACTTGAACGTTTTGTACCATTGTATTCACGTACGTCGTACCTTGAGCCTGATGTTGTGAATAGCCTATATTTAGGCAAGGACTTTTGCCGAGACTGGTTTTCGTTGTAATACCTAGGTTCCAATTTGTTTTGTTACATGTAATAAAATGTTGTTGATCTTTTACCGTCTCGGATGCCTTCAAAGAATACAAAAAAGAAAGCGCGTGCGGCAAAGAAAGCCTCAGCCCAGGCTAACCACGCTGCTAACGCTAAAAAACCAAATAAAAAACGAAAAA